TCGGGGAACTGAAGAAGCTGGCCTCGGAGCGCTTGCTCATATTCGACCAGGAACTCATGTCGTTTACTATGGGGAACTGTGTGACTCTCGAGGATACCAACGGAAACCGGAAGCTACTGAAGAAACGCTCGGAAGAGAAGATCGACTCGGTGGCTGCTCTGATGGATGCCTTCGTGGCATACAAGATCAACAAGGAGGCATTCGAATGAGCGAGGAGGTGAAATGGGTCTTAGTGATCGACTAGCTCACGCATGGAATGCGTTTTCAAAATCCCCGGACAAGAAGAACTTCACACCGGAGTACGGTTCGTGGACATTCGGTAATCCAAACCTGAATTACCGACCTGTCGTCGGCGACCAGACAATCGTCACGAGCATCTATAACCAGATTGCTATTGACGTATCGAATGTTCCTATTCGACACGTCAAGACTGACGATAACGGTAACCTCAAGAGCTACTACCGTAGTTATCTTGACGACTGCCTGTCTCTTAGCGCCAACATCGACCAGACCGGTCAGGGTTTCTTCCAGGATTTGGTACTCACGCTCTTCGAAGAGGGCGCTGTAGCGATCGTTCCAGTAGACACAGATGTCAGCCCAGACCTGACTCAGGGCTATGACATCAAGTCTATGCGAGTCGGCACAATCCTGAACTGGTATCCTCGCCACGTTCGAGTCGAGGTCTACAATGACCAGACTGGACAGCGAGAACAGCTGACTCTCGAGAAGGAGTTCGTCGCTGTTGTGCAGAATCCTCTGTATAGCGTGATGAATGCTCCGAACTCAACGCTGCAGCGACTGACACAGAAGCTCCACCTGTTGGATGCCATCGACAAGCAGTCTGGATCCGGTAAGCTGGACATCATCATTCAGCTTCCGTACGTCGTCAAGACTGAGCTGAAGAAGCAGCAGGCCGAGGCACGCCGTAAGGCGATTGAGGAACAGCTCGCTGGGTCGCAGTACGGTATCGCTTACACTGATGGTGCTGAGCGAATTACTCAGCTGAACCGACCTTCCGAGAACAACCTCATGAGCCAGATCCAGTGGCTCACCACCCAGCTGTACAACCAGCTCGGAATGACTGAGGATGTATTCACCGGTAAGGCCGATGCTCGACAGATGCTGAACTACCAGAACCGAACGGTTCGTCCAGTTCTGAAGGCGATCACGGATGCCATCACCAGGACTTTCCTCACCAAGACTGCCCGAACGCAGCGACAGCGGATCATGGCGATCGAGGATCCGTTCCTCAACGTCCCGCTGGAGGAGATGTCCAAGCTGGTCGACTCCGTCAAGCGCAACGAGATTGGTACCGCCAATGAGCTTCGTCCGAAGTTCGGCTGGGCCCAATCTGAAGACGAGACGGCAAACCAGTTGGTGAACTCCAACATCAATCCGATGGGCGAGGAACAGCCGCCTGGCGAAGAGCCGGTCGACGACGTCCCTGCATCGGAGGTACCAATTTCCGAACTGATGGAGAGTAGTCAAAATGGCAGTTAAGTGCGATTTCTCTGGCTACGCCACGAAGAACGATGTTCGGTGCTCGGATAACAAGGTAATCCGACACGGGGCTTTCGCGGCGTACGACGGGAAGACTGTACCTCTGGTCTGGCAGCACAAGCACGGCGACGTCGAGAACGTCCTCGGGCATGCCGACCTTGAGGTTCGTGAGGACGGCGTCTACGCCTACGCCCACCTCAACAATACCGATCGTGGCCGGACCGCTCGAGAGATGGTCAAGAACGGCGACATCAAGGCGATGAGTATCTACGCTACCCATGTTCGGGCTCGGGGCAACGACGTTGTCCACGGCGAGCTCGTCGAGGTGAGCCTGGTGCTCCGCGGCGCCAACCCGGGTGCCCTCATCGACCAGGTCTCCATCGAGCATGGCGACAACGGCGATGAGATCGAGGCTGTCATCTACACGGATGAGCAGCTGGACTTCGTTTCTCACGGCGATGACTTTGAGGACGAGGATGAGGACTTCGACGCGGAGGAGACGGATGACGTCGAGCACGCTGAGGAGGAGCCGGATGCCGATGAGGCTGAGGGCGACGAGGATGACCCGACACTCGGGGAGATCTTCGAAGGGATGACAGAGGAGCAGAAGACGGCGGTTTACGCCATCGTCGGGCAGCTCGTCGATTCCGTAGATGAAGAGGCGGAGGAGTCGGAGACTGAAGAGGTCGATGACACCGCCCATTCCGACACAACTGAGGATACTATGGCTCACAAGAACGTGTTTGAGGGCTCCGCTACCACCGAGGAGCTCCCCGTCCTGACTCACGCCCAGGTCGAGACCATCTTCGAGGACGCTCGCTCTAGCGGCTCCCTGAAGGAGGCCATCCTGGCCCACGCCGATGCCTACGGCATCAAGCAGATCGAGACCCTGTTCCCGGATGCAAAGGATCTGTGGACTACTCCGGAGTTCATCAAGCGCAAGACCGATTGGGTCAACTCCGTTGTTGGTGCTGCCAAGCACTCACCCTTCTCCCGAATTCGCACCCGCTTCGCCGACATTACTGCTGATGAGGCCCGTGCCCGGGGTTATATCAAGGGCAATAAGAAGGAAGACGAGGTCTTCACGCTTCTGCAGCGTACCACCTCGCCGACCACCATCTATAAGAAGCAGAGGTTGGATAGGGACGACATCCTGGACATCACTGACTTTGATGTCGTCTCCTGGATCCGCGGTGAGATGAAGATCATGCTTGAGGAGGAGCTCGGTCGGGCCGTCCTCATTGGTGATGGTCGACCTGTCTCCTCCAAGGACAAGATCAAGGAGGACTGCATCCGCCCGATCTACAAGGAGGACAGCCTCTACGCTCCTCGCGTCATCCTGGCGAAGGAGACGTCGGTCGACGACATTCTGGACTCTATTGTTCGGGCCCTGGATGACTACGATGGCGCCGGTAACCCCACATGGTTCGCCGATCCCCGACTCGTCACCGAGATGCTCCTTCTGAAGGACAAGATGGGCCACCGCCAGTTCCGCACCCTTGCTGAGCTGGCCGACTACATCGGCGTCTCTAAGATTGTCAAGGTTCCGCTGATGAAGGGTCTGAAGCGCACCTCTACCAAGAATGGTGAGCTCGAGGCTCTGGGTATTATCGTCAATATGTCCGATTACACCATTGGTGCGGACAAGGGTGGTCAGCTCTTCGCGGCTGAGGACTTCGACATCAGCTTCAACCAGTACCATTACCTCCTGGAGACTCGTCTCTCCGGGGCGCTGACGAAGCCCAAGTCGGCTGTTGTCGTCGAGCGCAAGGTTGAGTCTGGTAACGTCGTCGCGGAGCCGTGATAGATGGCCAAATTCTTCGGTGAGATAGGATTTGTAACTCAGGTCCAGACCGAGCCGGGAATTTGGGAAGACAAACCAATCGAGAAGCAGTACTACGGTGACGTGTTTCGTGAAGCGCGTCGCTTTGGTGCCAGTGATGAGGTTCTGGGGAGTATCAACCTCAGTAACCAGATCAGCATTATCGCTGACGGGTTCTTAACGGATAACATCCAGAACCTCAAGTACGTACGCTGGATGGGGGGACTTTGGAAGATCTCCTATGTGGAGCTGAAGTTCCCCCGTCTGGTTCTCGAGTTGACGGGGGTGTATAATGGACCGACGGCTAGCTTTCCATGAGAAGCTGGTAGAGATCCTCGGGTCGGATAAGGTCTATTACCAGCCACTCCCGTCGCTTAAGCTCTCGTATCCGTGTATCGTATACGAGCGGCATCCGGGTGATCCGATGTACGCGGACAACATCAAGTATATCAAAGCAAACCGGTTCCAGGTTACTCTGATTGCCCGGCATCCCGAGGACCCGACACGAACGAAGATCGAGGACCTTTTGTTCAGCCGCCATGAGTCTCGACTCGTAGCGGACAACCTCTATCACGACATCTTCGACGTCTACTATTAGGAGATAACATGGCAGCTCTCACTTGGGATAAGACCGGTGAGCGCCGTATTGAGACTGGTGTCGACCACTGTGCGCTCTATGTGTACGACCCGGCCCAGAAGATGTACGGCAAGGGCGTTGCTTGGAATGGTATCACCGCCATCTCCGAGAAGCCCGAGGGCGCTGAGGCGACTGACCTCTACGCCGACAACATTCTGTACCTCTCGATGCTCTCGGCTGAGAAGCTGAAGGCCACAATTGAGGCCTACACCTATCCCGACGAGTTCGAGAAGTGCGACGGCTCGGCTGAGCTTACCAAGGGCGTCAAGATCGGTCAGCAGGATCGACTCGCCTTTGGTCTCGTCTACCGTACCAAGATCGGTGATGACGTGGCAGGCCAGGACAAGGGCTACAAGCTCCACGTCCTGTACGGCTGCAAGGCCTCTCCTTCCGAGAAGGGCTACAAGACCGTCAACGACTCTCCCGAGGCAATCTCGTTCTCGTGGGAGCTCTCCACGACCCCTGTCACGGTGAGCGGCGCTAAGCCGACCTCCCTGCTGACCATCTCGTCTCTGGACGTCGACGCCGGTAAGCTGAAGGCCCTCGAGGCCAAGCTGTTCGGTTCCGACGGTGGAGCCCAGGGCGGTGGCGCGGCCACCGAGCCCAAGCTCCTCCTGCCGGACGAGATCAAGGCTCACTTCGCAGGCTGATATACCACACCGGGGGCTCAGAGACCTAGACTCCTGGGCCCTCGGTGCCTGCAATGCTTATAGTTTCTATCCCGGATCTCGACGGGTTCAACGAGGAGACTGGCACCTTTGTCTCCATGCCTGGCGGAATCCTGCACCTGGAGCACAACCTGGTCGCGCTGTCAAAATGGGAGTCAATTACCCATAAACACCTCATTGGTAACGACAAAGTCACCCATGAGGAGATGGCCCTCTACATCAAGTGTATGATCACTGATGAAGAGTACGATCCGTTGCTCCTGGATAGGATCCCCCCATCCGAGGTTGAGCGTATCAGTGCCTATATGGCCGATACGATGACCGCAACCACCATCCGTGAGACGGGTGGAGAGTCTGGATCTGGAGAATACACATCCTCCGAACTAATCTACTACTGGATGATTGCTTGCCATATCCCCTTCGAGTGTGAGACATGGCACATCAACCGACTACTCACACTCATTCGGGTATGCAACCAAAAGAACCAGCCCGATAAGAAGATGTCCCAGTCCGAGATTATGGAACGGAACCGGGAACTCAACAGAGCCAGGCGAGCTAAGCTTGGTTCGAAGGGATAACAATGATCAGTCACGAAGACATTCCCGAGGAGGCGCTTGCTCCGCAGGCCCACATCGGTACTGATCCCATGGAAGACAAGGAGATTCACGTCTCCCAGACCACCGAGGTGATGAAGTGAGCGTCGCAGACAACGTACTCGCTCGGGCCGCAGCGAGGATTGGTTACTATGCACCAGACGACCCTCAGCCCGGATCTGAAGCTGGACGATACTGGGCAGCTCGAACTGGTCAGCAGTGGCTTGCTGGACCATCCACAGATGTGTGGTGGTGCATGCTCTTCGTTAGCATGTGTTTGGACGAGTGCGGGCAGATTGACGCTATTGGAGGATTCTCCTTTAACACTGACTACACCGTCAACAAGGTCCGCCAGCACCCTGACGCTTACTTCGTATCGGTTTACGACGCCCGGCCTGGGGATGTCGTCATCTTCGACTGGGATGGCGGCGGCACGGACCACGTCGGCTTCGTCGAGAAGAACCTTGGCGGGGGCACACTCCAGACGATCGAGGGAAACACCTCGTCTGGTAGCTACGGTTCGCAGTCTGCTGGAAATGGTGTTTGGCGCCGGGTCCGTAGCGAGTCGATCGCCTATGTGATTCGTCCCGCATATACTGACTCGCCCGGAAGCGCGGCTCCTGCTGGCCCTGCTGACATCC